CGGCAGCGGGTTTTGCGTGGTGTTGAATTGAATGTATGTCGGCGTTGCAATGCTGCCGGTCAATCCTGACAGGCTGGTGATATCGCTGTTTGCGCCACTTGCAGCCGCGCCCAGGTTTGTCCTGGCTGTTGGCGCGTCGGATGCGCCCGTGCCGCCATGCAACACGGCAATGTCGGTGGCAGCCCATGTTCCGGTGGCAATGGTTCCCAGCGTTGTGATGCTGGTTTGACCAGCCCAGGTCGTGGAAATACGCAAACCGCTGGCGCTGGCGTCCAGGGACGTGCCGTTCAGTTTGACGGAAAACGCGTTGGAAATCAGTTGCAGCCCATCGCCCGCCGTGTACGTTCCCGCCCCCGAAAACTGCGTCCAAGGCATATTGGTCACGCCAATCGTGCCGGTCGATCCCGCGGTGGTCACCCAGCCGGTGGATGACAGCGTGGCGCCGTCTTCAATAAACGTAAACGCGCCTGGCACTTCCGACCAGTTGTTCATGTCGGCGGTGCGCGTCCACCCGCTGGCGCTGGCTGCATAAATGCCGTTTTGTGCCTGGTTGGTTTGGTTTTTGACCAGGATGCGGTCGCCCGCGGTCAATGTGGATGGCCAGTCACCACCAGCCTGGGTCGCCAATCCGGACAACGTAATGTTGTTGGTGGTCGTGTAAAGGCACGACGCCTTAATGTCCAAACCCTGGGCGACCGAATCAACGTATGCCTTGTTGGCCACGTCAGCGTCCGCGGTTGGCGCTGCGGCCACTTGGGCGGTTGTGAAGTACGCTGCTGCGGGGCTGCTACCGCCAATTACCGACGAATCAATCGTCGAATTTGTAATGGTTAACCCTGATTGAAAAGGATCAACCGGTGGGAAAAAAGGCGTTCCCGCGGGGCCAACAAAATATTGCAGCGCAAACGTTGGTTCAGGATCAAAAACACCCTGAACCGGAACGATGTTGATGGTCTGTTTGTTGGCGACCTGATTGGTCATGGTTTACCCCGCGGCTAACGGTGTCACATAGCATTCGCCGTTTGCAGCCGTGCCAATGATGGAAATGTAAAACGTGTTGCGCGGTGCTGGAACCACGATAGGGTAATTCATGGTGGGGGGCAAAATGATCCCAGGCGTTGAATTGCCAGTCGTTGGAACAGCCGGTGTTGCCGTGCTGGCCGACGTGGTTCCCAACGTTACAACAACGGACGCGCTACCTGTATTTATCAGGCTTACGTAATTGTTTTCCACGTTGGATTTGGGTTCGATTGCCAGGGCGGTTGAAGCGGACGACGGAACCGTAATTCGGTAGGTTGGCCCATTAGGTCTAAAACTTGGCAGCATATTCGTTCCCCTTTCTTGGGAAATTATAAAGTTTCAAATAGAAAAAGCCACCCCTTTTGGGGGCGGCTTTCCCGTTTATTTTCCCATCCGATTAAGGAAGGAAAGTTAGGTCGTAACCGTAAATGAACACGTCAGCGGTGGCTGCTGCGCCCTGTGCGGTCGTGCAACGGATGTAAAGCGGTGTGGTCGATACTGCGTCGGTGGACGATGCGGCGGTCACAACCACTTTTGCCGTAGCGCTATTGCCGGTCAAGGCATAAGCCGATTTTACGGCTGTGCCGGTTGCGCCTGGGCCTGTATAAACGGCCAATTGGGCCGTGGTCAGGTTGATGGACGCATTGGCAACAATGATGCTTTGAACGCTGACACTACCACTTGCCAAAATGGGGGCGATGGTGTCTGCGACTGCATTTAAATCAACGCCTTGGGCCGATGCAATTAGGCGAAGCGCCTGGTTGGTTGCAAGGTTTGAAGGGTGATTACTAGCGGTTACTGCTGGGCCTGGATTAGACATGATCTGTTTCCTTTCTTGGTTGTCGGTTGATGATTAGGCTGCAACGCGGCAAGCCAATTCGGGATACAAAGGCGCCCAACCATAAAGAACGTCTAAACGTGTAGGAATGGAATCGTTATTTATCGTGTATTGCCTCACCACACGGATGGAAAGTCCAAGTTCCTTGTCGGACGCACGGCCAGCGAAATGAACGCCATCAGGCAATTCCAAGTCGGCAGTTGCCAACGTGAACGCATTGCGGTGCATGATGATGTTTTGTGGGCTGACTTCGCCGCTGTTTGCGAACGGGGTCACCACGGCGGTTGCGCTGGTAGCAGTAACAGTCACGTTTTGGAATTGACCACCGGTGATGATGGCGGGCGAAACGGTTACTTGTGTGCCAGGTGTAGTTGCAACGTTGGTTGTGGCAGTCACAACGAAGTTGCGAAGTTTGCCTGAACCGTAGGCTGCGCGGCTTTGTGGGTTAACTGCATACACGCCAGCAATTTGGATCACGTCGCCCTGGTTCAAAGTCAAACCAGCGGATGCAACCAAAGTGATGGTGGATGTAGAAGCCCAACCGGTGGACAACGAACCAGTAAAGGTCGAAGTGTTGGTGGCCAAAGTTCCGGTGTAATTGCCGAAAGTTTGGTTTACAACGTTCTGATCCATTTTCCAGTTCATGCCGCCCGAATCACGGCCCATAAGACCTTTTTGGAATTGGGTGCTGACTTGGTTTTGTGGATTGAACAAACCTTTAAGGCTGTCAACGATAGTCGCGCTGGTGAACGGCTCGATGATGCAAGAACGACGACCATCGCGTGGTGCGCCTTCAGAATCAAGGTATGCCTGGCCGGTCAAATAAGTGATAAGACCAGTTGGGGGCGTACCAGCAGTTCCAACGATGTTGGCGGTATTGTTTTTTGCCATGGAAAGACCGTCAAAGTCAATTTTGTTGGCAATGGCAGCAATAGCCGGTTTCAACACGCGGTCGCTGAACATATCAAGCGACAAAGCCAAATCCTGGGTCGTGAATTGGGTATCCACGTGGAATTGGGTTGACAGCGTGACAGGAACGCTAGTTTCGTTGAAGTCTTCAACGTTAAGGGCGGGGCCGGTAGTACCGATGAAACGACCAGGACGGCGAACGTTCAGCGTGTTACCAATTTTCGCGCCAGTTACAGCAAATTGATCGTCATACTCGCGGTTTACTTCGCTTGTAAAAGTCAATTCGTTTTCCAAGACCATCAACGCTTCGTTGGTGATCTTGCTAATGGTAAGCAAATTGTTGGACATGATTTTTTCCTCAAAAATGGGTTAAATGTCAGCGGATTCTACGTGCTGCGCGGGCTGCTTTCCATTGCTGATACGAACCATGGAAATTGCCATCGGCATCCAGGCCCGCGTCAACGGTGTTAACTGCACCACGCAGCGGCGAAATCGGCGCTGGCGCTTTTGACTTCCCAACAGTAGGTTTCACTTCAGGGGCGCTTACCTTCGAATCCCTCTCATAACGGGCCTCAATTTTTCCAATTTCTCGGACGGCTGAAACAAGCGACATTTCGGACAACTTTTTTGCAAACTCGGTGTTTTCAGCCAAGTAATACAAAATTCGCGGCCCATGCTCTGATTCGATGATTGCATCACGCACCGGATCGCTTACGCGAACGTCGCTGCTTTGCACCATGTCGTCAAAGTCCGGCATCTCTGATTTCGCCGCGTTCACACGATCTGCCCAGGCTTTGAATTTCACTTCCTGTTCAGCCGCGGCCTTGCGGTTCAAATCTTGTTGATCCCGTTCTGCCATCTTTTTATCAGCGGTATATTCGGCCAATGCTTTCGCATATTCGTACATATCGCTGAATTGTTCCGGTGTAGGTTCCTCGCCAACGTCATCCTGGGGCGCTTGCGCCTGGGGGGTGACCTTGCCTTCCAGTTCCTTCAGCCTGGTTTCCAATTGTTCACGTCTTTCACGTTCTACGCGGGCTTCCTCGCGGGCCGCTTCACGCTGTTTCGTGATCTCTGAAAACCGCCTTTCCAACTTTGGATTAGGTTTGCGTTCCTTCTGATCTTCTGCTGTTGTCGCGTCATTCCCTTCCCGATCTTGTCCACTCTGATCGTCCGCATCCGGCTCGGCAACGGCGCTTTCAGCGTCTTCGTTAGCCGCCACGGGGGCTGCGGGTTCTGAATCAACTAAACCAAGTTTTTGGGCTGTGAATTCCGCTAAATTCTCGCTTGTTACGATGTTACTCGCCAGGCGTTCTTGCACTTCCGACATAGGTTTATCCTAAGAATTAACCCAATGAAAACCCATTGGTAGGTTGTGGGTTGATTTTCAACCCTAAAACTTATGTTGTCAACAATCCGTTGCGTCTGCCCATTCAGGCAGCGTTTTCAAATGCACATAGGCTTGTTTGACAAAATTTAAGGCGTCGTCTTCAACTGAAAACGGAACCGTGTATTGTTTATTGACGCTGTAATTGTCGGCTTTGCATTCCACAACCACGGAACCGTGTTCTTTATTACCGCTAATTTCAATAATTTTGCAGTATGCGTTAAATGCAGTTCTTTGATAGCCAATTTTTACTTGGCCTATTGACGTATTAATAAACGCTTCGCCTTCGACCTGGATAATTTTTCGTAATGCCATGTTTTTTCCTTTATTGAACGGGTTGGCCCATCATTTCCGGCCCTTGGGCTGGGGGCTGCATTGGTGGTTGCATTTGAGGCTGCATCATAGGTTGTGGCTGCATCAATTCTTGGCCAGCCTGGATAAACGGATTTTGCGTTTGATTGACTTCCATTTCGGCAAACGCGGATGCTTGCTGTTGTTCCTGGTCGCGTCGTTGCATTTCAGCGGCCAATGCTTCGGGCGTTATACCAGCCAATATCAGGCGGGTCATAACGTCCAATTCCATTTTGTTTTGGTCGGTAACCGCTTTCATGTTTGACTGGTTGACCTTGGCTTCGTTAATTGTGTCGGTGTTGTAAGCGCGTGAAATCACGTCCATCAACTTGCGGCGGTTGCTGCCGTCTTCCTTCATTTGCGCCACCTGGCCGCGGTTGTTGATTTCCAACTGCAACGCAATCATTTGCTGTTCCATTTGGGCAATTTGCTGCTGCTGCGCCAGCATTTGCATTTGCGCTTGCGGCGGGATGTCCGACTTTTCGTCAATCTTGGACAACGGGTTCATGGCTGCCAAGCGGTCGGCAATAATATCGGCGCCAGGGAAATCCATGTTGCGGAACAGCAAATCGCCCGCGGCCTGGAACACTTGGGGTTCGACCATCAAAGGCATCATGGCTTCAACGGCTTGCTGGCGCTTGCTGTTGTAGCCTGGGCCGGTGTCCATCACCACGTCGTACAAACCAACCGTGACGTTGTTCAACACTTCGCCGGTGGCTTCCACTTCGTTGATTGTCACCAGTTCGGGTTTGCCATCCACGCCAATAATCCGCAAAACGCGCTGGGTGTCGTAAATCTTGGGAATTAAGTCCAAGATCACTTTGCCCGTGTGCTTGATGCTGCGGGTCATGTTGTCGTAAAAGTGGAAATTTGACAGGTCAACCTGTTGCTGCTGGCCTTGCAATGCCTTGCCGGAAATGTTGCCTGGCAACGCTTGGGACGGGTCAAAGATACCCAACACGGTTTTCAGGTCGTCAGCGATAGCGCCAGCGGCCACCATGATGCCTTCAGGCGGTGGTTCAGGTTGAATGCGGGTAGGCACGGGCGCCGGTACGCCTTCAATGTCTTTTTGCTTGTAACGCAAAACGGGCGTGGATTTGATGTTGGCCATCGCCCATTCGGATTCGTGGCCTTCGTCCTGGCCTTCAGCAATTAGCCATTTTGGCTTGGGCGCCAGGGCGATGCTTTCGGTCATGCTGGTTCGCCAAAAGTTGTACATCCGCTGCGGGTCTTTTGCAAACCGCACCAAACCGTATTTTTTGCGCTTGCCTTCGATAATCATTTGTGCGCCATAGCACGGAATGATTGGAATGTACTTGCCAGCCCATTCCTTTTCTTCCAGGATTTGCATGGCGGTCATCTTGCACCATTTCACCTTTTTGCGGTAAGACGGGCGCTTATCCATAATCGTGATCTTGCTGGCGTCCAGCAATTCAGGGCTGGGCAATTCGTCTTCGTACACCTTTGTGCCGTCGGACAGCATCACCAGGGTGGCGCGTTCGCGTTCCACGTACCAGTATTCGGCAATACGGATATCCTCG